TACCACTAGAATCTAATCGTTTAATATTAATATTATTAAAGATTGTACCAAAGGCAATTACAGTATTACGAATTTGTTTATGATAAAAATGATCTCCGAACATTATTGTCCCTTATCTGCTATCTTGCCAGAATTTATACCTTTTTTAATCACATAATCCTGTGTACCATTCGCACCAGCATTTACTTCTTGTTTAAGGTTTCTAACCATATTCATTTCTTTTTGTTCTCTCAAAGCCTTTTTATGAAAGTCTGTAAGTTGTCTATGTCTATCTCTGTCCATTATTTTTTGTATCCATAACCTTTTTTTCTATCACTATATAATTTTTGCCATGACCAACTTGTCAATGCAGTAGAATAGTGATTGATTTTTAATAATATATATTTAATAATCATCAACTTCTCCAAATGGATTTCTTTCGCTGAAATCTAATATATCATCAGCAGTTGATGATGTATTTGTACCTGCAGCTGTTTCAAATGCTTTACCTTGATCTACTGGTTGCTGTGTTGCCATTGTAAATTCTTCATTAACAAGATAATCAATTGCACCAACACTACTTTCCATTACAAATGCTCCTGTTTCATTTTCTAAACTAAATTGGAATGCCATAGTATCAGTTGATAGAGCATCCTCAGTAGCGTCAATCTCTGCAATGCCTGTATCAATTCTTTCTGAACTGTACTCAAATTTAGTACAAGACAATTTGTAAACAGGTAAAGCACTTTGTTGATAGAAAGGTTGTTCGTGTTCAACAAACTGTATCTCAAAGAATGCTTTTGTAGTAGGGAAATAAACTAAATCACCTTCATTAGGTCTTAATGTAGTTTGTAAATCACTATTGTTAGAAATTAAAGTTTCCCATCTCAATTTAGAAACAGTAAACTTAATATCATCTCTTAATTCTAAACCAAACTTCTTGATAATCTCTTGTTCACCCATATATCCATCAGTATTATCTACATACATTTCTATAATGTATGAATCATCAAAAGAGCTCGCAGGATCTTCACCAAAGATTGTATCTTTGTTTGCTAACTTTCTAGGTAAGTAATAGACATCTTGGCCGTATATCTTAAGCTGTTCTATAATTAAATCTTCATATAGTCTTTGCTCAGATGTTGTGCCTGTGTCAAAATAGACATTCGTTGGCATTTATTTATCCTTGTTGCATATGGGCAGGTTCTTCATAATTTAATCTAATTTCTTCTTCTAACTTTTGCTGTTCAGCAATTGCAGTAGAAAATAGTTCAGGTCCGTTAAGTGTAACTCCACCTAACATAGCCGTGCCATTAAATTTAGAAAGATTTTGTCCCCATTGTCTTTTGATTAGTGCTGTTGCGTATCTCTTTAAATATAAATCGTCATAGATATCAGTATGAGTATCAGGATCTAGTTTACGAAAAACTTCCATAATTAGATATTCACCTGCTGTTATATCTGTTCCCCAATCCATATCAATGAATAATCTATTTGATAAGTGGTTAAATCTCATTGGTTTCTCTCCCACTAAAATGTGGTCAAGAAAATCTAGGTGTCGCATTGTCATTTCATAATGTACAATACTTGTAGATGAAAAATCGTATAGGTCGTTTAATCTTAATTGATATCTAACATCAAACATATTTAAGTTTGCTCTGTCAGATAAAGGAAATACATTGACAACAGAAATTACAGATGAAGGAACTACAAGAAAATTGTCTGCTCTTTTCCATGTAGTCGTAACAGAATTATCTGTAATTGATTCAGATGTGTCTGTGGTCATTCTATCAATATCAGCTTGTGTTACTTGATATTTTAAATACATTCTTTCAACACCATCAACATGGTATTGAGCAAAGTATTGAACTGCCTCATCTATTCTATCATCTATTTGATCTTCGTCAACATTAATATCTATTACAGGTTTGCCTAATGCTCGTAAACAATACTCTTTAAATGTTGCTTTTGTACTTGGTGTTGCCATATTTTTATATCCTTCTACTGCTATTTAGTATTATCCAAATACTATACCCATAGCTACTGAAAAACCTTTTGTTCCTTTTGCGTCTAATTGTGTCTGAATTGCACTAGTAACTCCGTCAGAATGATTTAATTCTGCGGCTGTTGCCGTTACATTCGTACCACCTATATCTAGTGTAGTCATTGATACTTCCCCAGCAACCGTCAGTATACCGTCTGCTACCGTCATTAAATCAGTATCATCCGTGTGTCCTATAGTTGTACCATTGATTAGTACATTATCAATATCTAGTGAACCACCACTAATTAATCCTGTTGTTGTTATTGTTGATGAACCTGTATCAATAGTTCCAAAACCTGAAGTGATTGACCCAGCATCTAAAGCACCAGTTTCTACAAGGTTACCCATCGCCGTAATCTCATCATCAAAATATGCAGCTAAATCTGTAACAGCAACTTGAACCATAGTTCCGTTGTCATTTAATACTACCCTATCTGCGTCAGCTACTGTTGTAGAAGTAGCACTTGTGCCACCATCAACTATATTTAATTCTGCAGCCGTTGAATCAACAGCAGCTAATTTTGTTAAATCTGCTTGTACTAATCCAGAAACACCATCAAGTAAATTTAATTCAGCCGCAGTTGATGTAACAGCAGTTGAGTTAAGAACTAGTTTACCGTCGCCAACAATAATCTTATTATTAAAAGTAGCAGAACCAGCGTCTGAACCATCAAGTGTAAGCATTGTAATATCAGAGCTGTCGTCTGTGCCTTTGAATATTACATCACTATCATTAGCAGCAGCGTCTATTGTTATATTGCCTGAACTTGTTGTTATGTTTACAGCAGCGTCACCTGCTGATATATCATCAGCTGCACTTGAGGAATCTATTCCTTCTTGAAAATATGTTTTAAATGTAGAGGCACTAGTCATTCTCATAGTACCATTATCATTGTGTAGAATACCGTCAGCATCTGCAACAGCAGTTGTACCTCTTGAAGTACCTCCGTCTATTAAGTTAATCTCAGCAGCAGTTGTTGTAACACCATCTAAAATATTTAATTCTTCTGGTGTTGATGTTATCTGTGTTGTACTTGCAGCTGCTAAAACAGGAACAGTACCTGAAACATTTGGTAAAGTTATCGTTCTATCTGCTGTTGGATCAACAACATTAAGAGTAGTTTCATGAGCATCAGCAGTCGCACCCTCAAATACAAAAGAATCAGTAACATTAATAGTGTTTGAATCAATAGTTGTTGTTGTACCAGAAACTGTTAAATTTTGTCCAATTGTAACATTACCTGAAGCGTCTATTGTAATAGCATCCGTATCGCTTGTGCTACCTATATTTCCACCATCTGATATAATTATGTTTGCATTTAAAGCTGCAGGGTCAACAAAGTCCATTTTTTCAGTTGATGAATTATATTGTAAAATAAATCCATTTGTTTTTGTAGATATATTGACATCATCCATATCTAACAACTGAACACCACCACCGCCACCGATAGTTCCCATTTGCATATTGGTTACATGCTTGAAGTTTAAAAATTCTCTAGTAAGTTTTTCTAAAGTATCAATAGACTTTAGACCAGTCATTTTTTCTTTTTCTAATTCATTCGCAACTTTCATCTCCTTAATATGCGACATTACTTTATTCACAATATCTGGATCAGATTCTACTTCTTTTGGTAAAGGAAATCCTTGATTAAGTTGTCCATATCTTTCAAGCACAAGTCTTTGTGCTTCTGGATCAAGAACAATCTTATCTTCTTTTATAGGACTAATATCTACAGGTGGTTGAGGATCTATTGGTTTGTCATTAGGTTCTACCTTTAGTTTTAACTTTTCAGGTTCTGCTAATAATTCTTTTTTCTTTTTAGGTTTTTTAGTATTTGTTAATTGAGTAAAAAGACCTTCTAATGCACTTATCTTTTTTTCTTCTTCAGCAATTTTTTTACCTAAATCTTCTTTTTTAATCTCAATATTTGTTAAAAAACTTTCAAAACCTTTTTCTAAATTCCATTCTTTTATCTGTTTGTCTGGATCAATTGATATACTTGAAATAGGTTTTATACTACCATTTATTCTACCCTCTTGTAATTGGGCTATTTTTTTTTCAATATCAACATCAATGTCCATAACTTACCTAGTTACGCTTGGTGTTATCGTAACTCTTCCTTCAATTCTTCTAGTTATTAAACCACCACTAGTAGTTGTTGTTAAGTCCCAAACATATCGTCCTTCAGTAAGTCCTGAAGTAACTGTATCTGTTAATGTTATTGAACAAGTACCATCAGTTGCACTTACTATTGCCGTAGTAAAAGAAGTAGAACTACTTGATAAATGCGTCTTTCTTAACTTACTTGTTACTGTTTGACCAGTCAAATCCACTACTGTTCCTGTAGAATCTTTAACAGTTAAAGTCTGTGTAAAATCAGCATCTTGGTCAATAGTTAAATTTTGTATTGTTGCCATTAGTCAAATCCCTATGTATTAAATCTTTCTTATATTTATAAGATATTTGAACAGTAAATATGATACTATTTTTTAGATAATTTGTATCCTTTAAACCAAGCAGGTAAACCTAATAAAGGTCTTTTATCAAATGCATTTTCTTTTGCCATTTTTGATCCTGTTTTATTGTAGTGTAAAAACACTTGTCCACAATCTTTACCTGTAAATTCTTCTCGCCAATGTTCTAAATTACATCCTGAATATATTAACATATCGCCAGGATCTAATTCTACTTTAATACCCGCCTGACCTTCTTTACCAGTTGGGTCTAAATATATTGGCCAATCATCACCACCTAAATTTAATGTTGTAGATATTTCGCAAGAGTATCTATCTTTATGTCTTGCTAACACATCTCCTTTTTTATATATTCTAGCATAAGAGTATGTTTCTGATAACTTTAGTCCTGTATGTTTTTCCATAACAGGTTTGACCTCTTTTAATAAAGTTTCCATTGCAATATCACTATAATGTGAATATGAATTAGGTACTTGTGAATCATTCCATACACCGAAGTATTCTGTAAACGGTGATAGGTACCTTTCATCAAATAAAACTCTTGCAACTTTTCTTTTATTTAAGAAATACTTATAGACAAAATCTGCTAACTCTGGTGATATAGCATTTTTTAATACGGTAAATTTATTTTTTTTGAACGACATTTTTTCCTTTCAATTTCACTTTATTCTTAATTAAATTTTTAACAAAATCAGGTTTATTTTTTTTATCAAAATGACCTAGTATAGTTTGAATAAATGCTTTTTTCATGTCTTTATTAACCTTAGGCATTTAATACCGCCTTTGGTACAGCCTGACAATTAAAATGTATAAATCTAAATGGTTCGTATCCCATATCAACCACATATTGATGAGGTATATATGCTGGAAAAAATATCAATGTACCTGGCTTAATTGTAAAATGTATTTGTGTTGAAGCATAAGTTATATCCTTTTTATCTTTTTCTGGCAACCCATTCATCAAATGACCTGGTCTTGGATCTTCAAACAAAGGTAAAGATGTTTTTTCACTACACTTTAAAAAATAGAAACCAGACATATGACCATTCCAATGTGTATGTAGTGTATGATGTCCACCACCGTTTTTAGCAAATTCTTGTACCCACATTTCTGTGGTAAATACCTTATAATCTTTTAAATCATATCCCATTTCATCTAATAAGTTATGAGATGTTGCACCAATATAGTTTGTTAAATCTGTAAAATTAGAATCATCTACTAAAGGTGTTGAATGAAATACATGACCCATATCTCCTTTGTTACCAAGTTTTTTATTTCTTTTATCTATTTCTTCTTTTAAGTTTTTTTTTGCTATTTTAATATATGGATCAGAAGCCTTATTTACATCATCTACAAATTCAGGTGCTTGTGCATACCAGATGGGAGAAGAAAAGTATTCTTCTCTATTTAATTGTAAAGGATAACTTTTATTTTCTTTTTTCATATTTACCTTTCATTATCAAAAATAGTTAAAATTTATAACCATTCTATTTTTACAATCGGTAGAATTAGTCCCCGAGTGTAATATATCTGTATCAAAAAATACAATTCTATTTTCTTTTGCCTCTACCTTTTCATTATCAAACATAGTATATCCGTTGTTACTATTTACATAATAGATCGCACCTTTACAATTAAAGTTTTCCTGATCTTTATGTTTTTTATACTCTATAATTCTTTCAGAAACTGGATTTAAATTTGCTTTAATTCTTACTAGTGCTTTTACATTCATCTTCAATATAAGAGGATATAAAGTATCAAAGTAATTTGAGTTTATTTTAAAATCTTTGTAAAAAACATGAGTAAGTTGATAATTAAAAAGACTATCATCATCTGTATCAGGATTAAGTTTATAGTCATTAAAAAACCAAGGAAACATATCTGAATTCATAGCTTCATTAAGAAGTTTAAAACTAGTTTTATCTAAATAATTATCTACTATTTCCATGGCAATCCTAAATTCCAAATAACTAAACTTTTTCTTTCACCTCTTTTAACAGGACAAACTCTATGCCACACAAAACTAGGAAATACAACCAAAGATCCTTTAGGTAATATTTCTTTACACTTAATTTTTTTATTAGGTTTATCTGGATCATTTTGTCTAAAATCAAATTCTAATTCACCGCCTTTGTAATCTTTAGGATCTGATAGAGTAACCGTCACAGATAACTTTCTTATCTTACCATGAGATGGATCATTAGTATTTGTTCTATTGTAAGGACCAGGCCAACTATCACAATGCCAATCATAAAATTGACCTTTAGTATATTTTGTAAATTGACAGGACTCTGACCAATTCCAATCAAAGTTCCAACCTGCGTCTACATTTGCTGAATTGACATAAGGTTGTACTTCATTGTAGATCCATCTATCATCCATCCAAACAACATCGGAGTTTCTTTTTTTCTTTAAGTCTTTTAATTGATTTTTATTTAAACTTTTTGGATCACCGTAACCACCAGTAACTGCCATTTGATCTTGTATTGATTTGCCGTAACGAACAATATCATCACAAATATGTTCTGGAATTGCTGATTTAAAATACCAATAATAATTTTCTAGATTCATTTCAGGTCACCTTTCTTATAATATAACTGTATTATAATATATTTATAACACTTTGTAAAGCTGTTTTAATTAACTCCACTCTCCTTCTCTTTTCTTATTGTAGTGAGTTTTAAGATTAAACATTCCAGATGTATAGAATCCTGCAAGTTCTTTAACAATTACTCTACCAGAACCTCCAGCAGCAGAATCACCATTACTACCACCATTAGCACCACCG